TTGCAGATACCTGACAGGGCAGATGATTGTGTGATCTGCCATTTGGCTTCGTTGAACACGACACGCGCCTGCTGTCTGTCACCCGCAGCCGAATACACCTCGGCACCAGGCTCACCTTCAATCAAACCATAGAGTGCAATGAGTGAGCCGAGAAGCGACTTGCCGTTCTTCCGACCCAACCCGATCAGGCTGCGACGATACCGAAGCAGACCATCAGACCGACGTTCATAAAGATCGATGAGAAGGTTGCGTTGCCAACCAGTCAAGATCAGAGGTTCACCGGCAAGTTTGCCTTTGCTTACATGCAGAAAGGTTTCAGCGAAGTCCGCCAAAGAACGACCTTCAGAGTGGCTGTATATCGACGATGTCCTCCATGTTGGATCGGTTGTCCGCTTTGCGTTTTCTAAACTCTTCAAGTTCATTCTTAATCTTCACCTCCACGAAACCCAACCTGGCACGATCCACGGGAGTGAAACCGAGCAGGGATAAACAATCTAACACCTGCGCATCAAGTGACCGAAGCGCGGCACGATCACGCCAATCACCCTGCTTCAATACACGCATCCGCAACGCAACCCGCTCATCAATCTGTTCCGCAACCATTTGCAACAATTCAATATCCATCTGCGGACTAATCCAAGTAAACCCAACCGACCAAACACGCTCCCAAAATTGTTGAGCAGCAGGTCCAAGCGGACGGTGAGGAACAGGAGCGATGGGCGAAGTTGGTATCGCAATTGTCGTTTCAGGCAACGGACGCTTCCCAGGATTACCAGCCCGACGCTTCTGCTCGACAGGCTTCGGAGGACGGCCGACAGGTTTAGGCATCAGCCGAAAAATCGTGCGCTAAACCATCAGACTCCAACACTGGCAAGATTCCGGTGTGTTTCTGGAACCTCGCACAAATCACATCCACATAGTGCGGATCAAGTTCCATAAGGTATGCAACACGGCTTGTCTCATGTGCAGCTATCAGAGTCGAACCCGAACCACCAAATAGATCAAGGACAATGTCTTTTCTGTTGGTTGTTGTTTCTATTGCCTGAACACCAAGTGCAACAGGCTTTTGTGTTGGGTGAACATATTTGCTTGCAGCATCTTTTCCTATGTCCCAAACCGAACCATGTCTTTTGCCTGTCAGTTCGTTGCCACGATGCCACACTAAAGCAATTTCGTAATCTGATGAGAATGTTTTCTTCAAGTCACCAATTCCTCCACCACCCTTATTCCAAACAATCATGTTGGTTGGGTATTCAAATTCTGACAATGCATCAATCCATTTGTTGATTACCTTCCAACTTGTCCACACAAACACCCAACCCTTAGAGAATTGTTTGATTGAAGGAACAATGTCCAAAATGACATCATCATTCTTCAAAACATCAAACTTCTCTGAGCTAGTCCTCATGTTTGATTGATATCCAACTCCGTATGGTGGGTCTGTCAGAACCATGTTGGCAATCTTGCCCAACATCAATTTATTCATCTCACCGATTTTGATTGAGTCACCACACATGACTCGATGCTCACCCAACAACCACACATCACCCAACTTAGATATCGCCGGCACCTCATCAGATACCTCATCCACATCAACTGGCAACTCCGTTTGCATCTTGTCCAACAACTCTGATACCGACTCAGAATCCCAACCAGTCGCCTCCAGCAACTCAGGGTCAAGCGCGCCAACCTCACCAATCAAAGCAGCCAAAGCATCTTCGTCATAGTCGCCAAGTTCGGCAGTTCGATTATCAGCCAACGCAAAAGCCTTTGACATCGTGTCGTCGTCATCAACCCACACGACCGCAATCTCTGACCAACCCAAAGCCTGCGCCGCCTGCAAAGTGTGGTTGCCGGCAATCACGACCTGGTCAGATTTGCGTACCACAATCGGTTTGCGTTGCCCGAACTTCTCAAGACTGGCCTTCACGGCATCGACATCACCGCGTCGTGGGTTCCCTGGTAACAGGGAGAGTTTGTTGATTGGGCAGGCGAGTGGCAGTAGGTCTTTTTGGATCATGACAAAGAGTCTAGTTTCGCGACGGTGCGCATTCGCCAACGGCATGGGTCATGCGTCGCTCAGGTCGCAAACTTTTGACCCACCCTCCATCTGCACACCCGCCTACTTTGCGTCGCCGCGTCGAGAGTTGCACGACCGATGTGCGGGAAGAAGAGGTGAGTCCACGTCACCAGGTATCACATGGTCAGCGGTCCACGGGTCATCGACTCGTGCGCCTTCGAGACAGATCCAACAATACTGAGCGGAGTCACGCACAGCCTTCGCTCGTGCTTGATAGTTACCTGAGTAGTGAGGTCGCTTAGGTTTGGGATGGAGTCGGTTGTATGTGGTCTGGCAGTCGGGACATCGGCGTGGGTTGGTGGTGAGTTGCCGACAGGTTAGACATGGTCTGGAGATGGGCATGGATGGTGGTCTGCTTGTTGGCGCTAACTACGTTAGCGCGCCAACACAAGCAAGCGACTCGGTTGAGCGTTGCTTGTGCTTTGCTTGTTGGGTGGGTTCATATGGGCTATGGGTTTCGTGGGTGTTTACACGCAACGTGTGCTTGCTTGTGATTGGCAACAAGCAACAAGCAAGCATGGTTTTAGAACTCCTCTTGCGTGTAGCCAATTAGGCCTGATTCGTTGATGCGTTGTTCGTGTTCTTTGATGAGTTGTGCTTGGACTCTCCAGCATTCCTTTTGGCTGACTCGGCCTGTCTCTGTCTCGACGTGTGGCTTGATTGTGTCCCAGAACTTCTTGGTGCCGACATGGATGTCGATGTTGTGTTTGGTGATGATCTCTATGACCTTCTCGTTGCGTGGTCCGCCTTTGATGTCTTGCATGAACATCTCGTTGTCTTTGGTTACTTTGAGATCTATTGGTGTGATCCATGTGTGGCGTTTCTTGATTGGTGCTAGGCGTACATCGTCGCCTGCTCGGGTCATTGCCCAGACTAGGTCTACGTCATCGTTCTTTGCGCTGGTGCCTCGTGCGCCTTTCTTGATGTCTTTGCCGGCATGGTCGATTCTTAGTAGTGATCGTCCTTCTTGTTTGAGGTTGAGTGCTGTCCATCGGTAGAAGTCTCTGACTGTGTCGGCGTCGTTCTCTGCTCCTTCGACTGCGCGTGAGAAGGTGTCGATGATTACGAGTTCGGCTTGGCATGTGCGGGCTAGGTCGCAGATCTGTTTGGCTCCTTCGGGTTTGTCAAGTGATCCGATTGGTGGGAGTGATGCGTAATGTAAGCGTGACAGGTCGGTGTCTTTGTTGTAGCCCATGGCTGTGAGTCGTTCGTAGAGTTGGGCTTGTTGCATCTCGTAGTCCATGTAGAGGATGTTGACTGGGTCGTGGTCGCGTCCGAACATGTTGCGGCCTGTGGCAAGTCCTGCTGCAATGTAGAGAGCCAACAGTGATTTGCCTGTTCCGCCTGGTGCGAAGATGACGACGAGCTGGTTGCGTGGGATGATCGGCTCGATGAGCCAGTCTTCTTCTGGGAATGTTTGTTGCCAGAAGTCTTGCCAGTTGATGAGGATGTTGTCGGTGATGCGTGGTTGTTCTACTGGTTGCAGTGACCGTGTGTCTTGTAGAAGTTTCTTTGCGAACGCGGATCGGTCGCCGTGGTGGTGCATGGATGCGGTGTAGCCGAAGCGGGTGTATGCACCGGCTGGGAGGTTGGTGATGCTGGTTGTGAATACTTTGAGGATGTCTTTGCCTTGCCATCCTGTAGTCGCGCTGGTGCCTTCTCTGATGTCTTTGCCTGGTCGTACCCAGTGTGATTCGCCTGTCTGATCAGTGTGGGCGAATGTCCATCCGTCTGCTCGGAGTAGGTCGTGCCAGGTTGTTGCAGCACAGTAGCGGGATGCTGGTCCTTCTTCGTCTTGTAAGAGCGGTGACAGCGACGCTGGTGTTGCGGGTGTTGTGCTGGGTTCGGGTTTGGCTGTGAGCAGTAGCACCATCCAGAGTGGCATGTCTGCTGGTTTGCGTTCTTCAATGCTGTGGCCGTCAAGCCATTGGTATGGTTTGCCGTTCGGGTGGATTGTTGGTGGTGCTAGGACTTGTCCGCCGATGCCACGGATGTCTATGCCTCGGCCGAGTTTGCCTGATGCTTCGTTGTGGATTGGTTGATCGGTGAAGAAGTAGAGGTGCCGTCCGCCTGATCCTGTTACGGCTTCGAGTGTGTCTGGGAGTTTGCCGTGGAGTTGTTCTAGGTCGTAGAGGGTGTCGGAGCCACGGTATTCTTCACGGTCGTCCACGTCTACGACGACAATGTATTTGTCAGCAAACTTGCCTGTGGCGATGCCGAGTCCGCAGTCTTTGAACGCGCCGGTGAACCATTGTCGGATTTGTGTCGGGTCGGTTGTGGCTGCGTTCTGCCAACCTTCGATTGGCGGATATTTGCCGCCTTGTTTGATTGGGATTACTCGTAGACCTTTGTGCGCGTATGCGAGTGCAGTGTCTAACACATTCATGATTCTCCTTGGGTTTGCTTAGTTTAATGTTTGGTGATGTTGGCGAGTATGTCGGCTGGTGTCTTGCGTCCACGCAACTGGTAGAGGAACTCTACGAATCCGATCTCGTCAACTTTCTCAACTTTGTTTTCCATGAATGTTTTGGCGTGTTGGTTGAGCGGCCAGATAACGAACCATGGGATTGAGTCTTCGGCGACTTCGCCCCACCATCCGTCTTGATTCGAGTGACCGTACTGCACGATGAACGCTGGGATCTTCGCCAAGTTGCCGAGATTGCATAGCGTCTTGGCACCGACATTGGTTAGATCAAGTGTGGCGTGTTCGTGCTTGTAGTCAATGATTCCTTTCGGTACACATTTGTCGTATTCGACCATGAGGAAGTCAACGTCCATTGCTGGCACGTTGTAACCCCAGGTGCGATGTCTGCCTGACAGCCATGCGTCCCGTTTGAAGTGTTGCTCATTGGATGTCATTGTTGCTCCTCTAGTTTGAGTAAATGTTTGGCAATCCATTGCGCTACTGGTGACGCAACACCGTTGCCACATTGTTTGTAGCGATGTCCGTCAGTTTGTTCGGTGCCGTCTGCTTTGTATCGGGTGTGGTCATCAGGCCATCCCATAAGTCGCTCGCACTCCAACGGTGTGAGTCGGCGGACTGCCATTGTTGGTTCAGCGTTGTGTATTTGAATGTGCGGTTCATTGTCGCCACGTTTAGATTCTGCTCGAAGTGTCGGTACTGTGCCTTCCCATACTCCACCGTTGAGCCGAACCATTGTGCCAGGTTGAAACACGGTCGGTTCTTGTTGGGATACTGCGTGAACATCGGTGCCAGTGAGTGTGAACATTGGCCCGTCTTCTTCAGTGACACCTCTGCCACCAGGGCCATTGTGATCTTGTCTGCCGATCATGCTGCCTTGAATACCGTACGCAACTGCTTGCGCACCTGTTTGGTCGATTGTGTACGCCGGTGAATGTTCATCGCCTACACCTAAACCGTTCTGATGTTTCTCAATGTCTCGCCCATCTTGGATCGGGTAGGCAACTGATGGTGGTGCTTGAGATGATTTGAGTGTTGGTGCAATGTTTTCGGTGACGTTTGCGTTGCTTCCGAACTGTGTGTCAAAGGCGAGCATCGGTGTGTTGCCACCACCAGTACCCATCTTCGCTGACAAGGTTTGTGTTACACCGTCGTTTGCTATTCGTGCGCCATCACGATACGAGTTCTCAAACACGATGGCTGTAGTGGCTCGAACATCGCCCTGGTCGAATGAGTTGAGTGTCGGGTTGACTGCGCCTTCCACCCATGTTTCGGAATCGTCTGATGTTTGTGCGCGACTAGATTTCACGAACGGTTCAACTATTGCTAGTCCACCTTGATTCAATGATGGATCAGGTCGCCAAGTGTCTAAAGTTCGGGCTTGGTCAACTTCGTTGACACCACTATCAGGGTTTGATGATTTCATACTGTTGGATGAAAGTGCATCAAAGTGATAGGCAACAGGTTCTACTACACATTTGTTTTCGTTCACATACTGGCTGCTAATCATCTTGGCATCCGAAGTATTTAGTGAACCGACTATGTCTGATCCGAGGATGCGACCATCTGCTCCAACGCTCGTTGCAGTCTTGCTGGCAGCACTTTTCCTCTTCGGTTTGCCCTTCGTAAGATGCCCTGGCAGGCTTTCGGCGACAGGTAGTAGCGGGCTTGGACATCGTTCGGCGAGGACAGGATCGAAGATAGCGATGACGAACACGCGCCTTCGTCGTTGGGGTACTCCGAAGTATTGTGCATCCAAGACTGCCCATTCAATGACCAACGCGCCTGCTTCAGCCATTTCGTTGATGATGATCCCGAAGTCAGCACCTCGGTTGGAGTTGAGTGCGCCGACGACGTTTTCCCAAATAGAGATTCTTGGATATTGTCCATTAGTTTCCTTTCGTAGTTCTTTGATGATGCGTATACCTTCGTGAAATAATCCTGATCGTTCGCCTTCTAATCCACCGCGTTTGCCTGCCACCGATAAGTCTTGGCATGGTGAACCCCACGCAACAACATCAATGACAGGTGCGTGGGCGAGGATGTGTTTGCCTGTGAGCGTTGATACGTCTTCCCATTTCGGTACATGTCGCCAATGCTTGTTGAGGATTGTGTTGGCGTGTTTGTCCCATTCGCATTGGAAGACGGTTTGCATTCCTGCGTTTTCTAAGCCCATGTCAAATCCGCCGACACCGCTGAACAGTGACAGCACTTTCATTCGTTGCCAGTTTGTTTTAAGCATTCAAGATGATTGGTGCAGGCTTCTCTGATGAGTTCGCCGATACTGATGTCTTGTTGTTTGGCTT